ACCCCCGCCCCAGGTTCAGCGGAGTCATCACGTGAGACGCACATGACTTTCATTTATAAATAGCTCAAGTTGTAATATTTTATTGTATCTTGAATAAAATATGGCTCGGCAAGTTATATGCTGGTGCTTTACATTAAATAATCCTCTCTCTCCTATATTTCTTCATGAGTCCATGAAGTACCTTGTTTATCAAACTGAACAAGGTGAGTCTGGAAATATTCATTTCCAGGGATACATCGAAATGAAGAAAAGAACCTCCCTAGCTGGGATGAAGAGATTAATCCCAGGTGCACACTTTGAGAAGAGAAGAGGAACACAGGGAGAAGCCAGAGCTTATGCTATGAAGGAAGAATCAAGGATTGAAGGTCCATGGGAGTTTGGTGAGTTCATCGCTTCAGTTGAAGATAAGCTCAGAGAAGTCATGAATGATATGAAGAACACCGGTAAGAGACCAATTGAATATATTGAAGAGTGTTGTAACACTTATGATAAGTCTGCAAGTACGCTTAGAGAATTCAGAGGAGAACTGAAGAAGAAGAAAGCTATTGCTACTTGGGAGTTACAGAGGAAGCCATGGATGGACGAGGTTGATGCTTTGCTTCAGGAGAGAGATGGAAGAAGAATCATTTGGGTGTATGGCCCACAAGGTGGAGAAGGGAAAACCTCTTACGCTAAGCATCTTGTAAAGACGCGTGATGCTTTTTATTCGACAGGTGGAAAGACAGCCGACATTGCTTTTGCATGGGACCACCAAGAGTTAGTGCTATTCGACTTTCCACGAAGCTTCGAGGAGTATGTAAACTACGGCGTAATCGAGCAATTAAAGAATGGTATTATACAGTCAGGGAAATACCAAAGTGTTATTAAGTATAGTGATTACGTAGAAGTTATTGTATTTGCTAATTTTACTCCGCGTAGCGGCATGTTTAGTGATGATAGGATTGTATTTGTATACGCATGACGTCATTTGATCCCGTGCTGAGCTGGGGCGGGGCTTAGTATT